GTACCTGCCTGACCGTCAAAGGTTGTCTTAAATGTTGCGTCTACCGGGCTAGCATCTATAGGCGTGCCTATTACTATGTTAGTGTCGTCTGTATCTATTACAAACCATTCACCGCTATACTCATCAGATCCAGCGTTATAGCTTACCCCTGTAGGTAGGTAGTAATCACTAGACCATAAAAACCTAGTACCGTAAGTATAAGGCGCTAAAATAGTACCGCTATATCTTTGTACTGGTTTACTATAAAAGCTAAGCACTTCTTTAGTTAAAAGCTTGTAAAGGTTTATATAGCTGCCGCTATTACCACGTCTCCAGCTTGTAGAAGGTACCCAGCTGCTACCGTTGTATACATAAAGGCTGCCGTCCATTCCTGCCGAATCGCCTAGGATAAGCTCGCCTAAATCTAGCGTTAGGTTACTCTTTATATTTGCGGAGCCGTTCGTACTTGTAAAAATCTCTACGGTAGTTCCTGGCGTGCCGTTGTTTATAAACATCGCCGTAACCTCGTTAATAGTTGCGGTGTCTGTATAGTTTACCGGTACACTTGTTAGCGTTCCTGCTAAGTCATAGACATTATAAAACTCTACGTCTAAGCTCGCTAAACCGTCTACCAATAAAGGCGGCGTTATAATGTTAAAGCTAGAGGCTAAGTTTAGACCTTGGTTGCTGCTTTTCGCTTGTCCAGCGTCTAGGTAGTAATAACTTGCCGTAGTTGTCCAGCTTGTAGGGCCGTAGACAGCGTTACCGCCACCTGGTATAAAGTCCCGCTTTAAATAATAGTAGGTACCGGGGTTTAGTATGTCTTCCTGCTTTAGCTGTATTCTGAATACTGGCCTATACCATAAAAGGCTCGTAGTTGCTCCGGTACCGTTATATAAGAAGCTATAAAAAAGGTTACCGGTTAAATTTACCTGGCCGTTATTATCGTTAACCAAAGTACCAAGGTTTACCGCGCTACTAGCTCCGGTAAAAGTAAGCCTATTAGCTAAAAGGTTATTTAGCCTAATCTGGTTATAGCTTACCTCTACCTTTTTTAAAGCAGGTAAGAAGTTATAAGCCCCACCGTTTAGCCTAGCGCCCTGCGCGCTGGTTTGGTTTAGGGCTACATCGTCTTCTATGTCTTCTACTGTTACCTCGTCGCCTTGCGTATCGTAGTTAAAATATCGATAGCTAGCGTTAGTTCTTTCTTTATACTGCTCTAAAATGTAGGCACCGTTACGCTGGTAGATACGAGCGCCAAACAAAGTACAAAGCTGCTTTAAAACATCTAAAGCCATTGGCTCGGTAAAGCTTCCGTCGTCGTTGGTTTCTCGGTATACAAAAGTATTAAACCTTATAAGCTTACTAGCGTCGTTATCTTCGTCGTAAACGTGGTTTATGTCCCAAGTATTAAAGCAGGTGCTTAGATAGAAGTTAACACCGCTATATAAGTGGTCTATACTTAATAAATCTATGCTCTCTTTAAATACTTCGAATATAGTTTTATTACCCGCTGTGGTGTATTCCTCGTTAGCTAGTAACCCTATACCGTCTACCGCTGTAATTTCGTACAGATACGGGTAGTACTGATCTTCTATAGCTATTAAGTCCTGGGTTATTTTACCCGTCCAAAAAAGAGAGGTATTTTTTAATATCCTTATAAAATAGCGATCCTCTTGGTATAGCTTGAGGTTGTCAATGAGAAGCGATTCCTGGCCAATGCTCTCCACGTACATCCCCACGGTGCACATAGAGCTAATCACAGGGCTAACGATGTCATCGGTTTCCCCTGAGTATTCAAGGTTAAAGCCTGTGCTGTCAGTCTTGAACTCTGTGGCCGCAGCGTTAAATAGATTGTCCAAAATCTGAACAGTATACTCAATGTTATTACTGCTTTTGAATGTGCTGTATAGTATTACTCCCATATCTTAAAAACCTCTGTATCTGCTTCTCGTTCTGCCCGCCTTTTCTGAGCTTAGGAGTATATCCTGGCCGCTTATCTTACCTACTACGGTAACCATACCGCCTGCGCCGCTTTGGCCTATCATATTTTTAAGCTTAGATAGTGGGGCTATTACTTCCGGATCCATTCTAGCGTTAGGATTGTCGCCTACTACAGCCAAGGTTTCGCCATAGGCTAACCCCCCTTTCGCTAGTTTTACGCCGCTTAGCTGTCCGAATATATCTTTAAAACCACTAGCAAAGCTAGCCATATTCTTAACGCTAAAGCTACCTATACCAGCCGCAGCTAACAAGGCTACCAAAACAGCCGCAGCTAAAGCCGCCGCTATAAGTTTAGTAATCATTTTAGTAAGTGCGCTAACTACTATACCGGTAAGCTCTCTAAAGCTTTTCTCTGTACCGTTTATAATCTCTGTAAATACCTCTTCAAAAGCTCCACCTAGTTGACCTATAGCTAAGTTAACTACGTCTACATTTTCCCTAAACCCGTTCCAGGCTTCAGCTAGTTTATTTACTTTAGGCGTTGCTTCTTCTGCCGCGGTTCCTGTAGCGTCTATTACTTCTGCCGGGCCCGTACTTGTTACACCACCGCCACCGGTTCCACCTTGAAAAGTAAATAGACCTTTTATACTGTCCCAAGCTTTTTTAATAGGGGCTATCATATCGTCTATGCCGGACTGCAAACCTTGCTCAGTAACGAGCTCTATTTTATCTTTAGGCTCTAGAGTATTTTCTAAAGCTTCTCCTAAATTTTTTTCTATGCCGTCCGCTATTTCACTTACTGAAGAATAAACAACATTAGCAGCCTCAGATAAGGCTTCTTTTATAAGAGCTGCGTCGAAAGTAAATACACCAGCCCAAAACTTACCTAAAGCGGTTAAGGCTGTCATAAAGTTGTTAAATACAGCCTCGCCTATTACCCATAAGTTTTTAAATGTCATTATACTATACTGTATAACAGCCCTAAAAGCGGTGGTCTCGTTATAGAGGTCTATAAAGTAGTTTATTACTCCTACTAAAATAGGTCTTACTTGATCCCAGAATTTATAAACCGCAAAACCAGCGGCAGCTATACCGCCAATAATAAGACCTACAGGCCCTAACAAAGCGGGTAAGACTGTAGATATAACACCTATAGCCGTCATTATTGGCCCGCTAGCGGCTACTATAGATACTAGGGTAAGCATAGCCGTTTTAGTCTCTGTGCTAAGATTCCTAAAAGCGTTTACAGCTCTAGTTATAAATTGGGTAATATTAGTAACCAAAGGCAGCAAAGCGTTACCTAGTTCTATTCCTGTGTTCTTTAATTCGTTTAAGGTCTGCTTAAATTTAAAGCCTGACTCTTCGCTAACATTCTTAAAGCCTTCGTCTACTATTCCTGTAGAGTTGCTAATATTATCTAATACAGCTGCGTAGGTTTCGCCTTGAGCTCCTGCCGTACCTAATACATTGGATAGCGCCCGGACGTTACCGAATACGCTAGCTAGTGCTTCGTCGTTACCCTTGAAGCCTTCCATTAAAAAAGCTAGGGTAGACTGTAAACCTTCGCTGCCTAATCTCTTACGGACATCTTCAGAAGTAAGGCCTAGCTGACCTAGTGCCATTTCGGCATCTTTAGTAGGCTTTAAAAAGGTGGTCATAATACCACGAAGCCCTACTACTGCCTCTTCAGCTGGTACACCTAAACGGGTAAAGGTCGCAATATTCGCGCCTAGCTCCTGAAAGCTTATACCCAGCTGGGCACCTATACCCACTATACGCCCTAGCGTAGGTGCTAAAGACTCCGCCTCTAGGTTACCTTCTCTTACTATAGCTGTAAGAGTATCGGTAGCCTCTGCGGCTGTTAGGCCTTCTTTAGAGTAAGCCTGTAAAACCCCGGTAAGCGCTTGCGCTACTTGCTGGGTTTCTCCTAATCCAATAGCTGAAGCTTTGGCGGCTCTCTCTAGTACCTCGGTAGCTTGTGCGCCTCTAAGACCTGCGGAAGATATGGTAAACATAGCTTCGCTTAGTTCTTGCTGGCTCTGCCCTGTTACGCTGCTTACATTTCTTACGCTATTTTTAAAATCGTCTAGCGCCTTTCCTGTAATACCTACTAAGTTCTCAATCTTTCCAAAGCTGCCTTCTAGGTCGCTAGCCATTTTTACGCTAGCTGCACCAACAAGGGCAAAAGGTAAACTTATATTTTTTGTAATACTAGAGCCTACGCGCTTAGCTGAAGCGCCGAACTTTTTAAGACTGCGCCCCGCAATTTTTAAGCCTCTTTTTAAGCCGCTTAAATTTGCGCCTATGCTTATGTTAGTACTTGCTATACTTTTTGCCATTTGCTTAGAATTGCTTTAGCTTCTTGTTTTGTTAGCTTTGCTGCTTTGTGTTTTTGCTCCCAGGGAAAACTTACTAAGTCAGTAGGTTTTATCTTTTTATTTTTCTCTAGCTGAAGATTTACTAGTATAGTAGTACTCCAGCGCTCGCGTTCCCAGTCTTGCCTCTGGTTTATTTCGTATAAATTAAAGAAGCCCTTAAGGGCATTCTCTAACTCTCTAGGTGTTGCATCGTAAAAAATATCAGGAGCCCAGCCTAACTGACCTAGCGCTAGCTCCTGGTAATAGTCAAAAGTTAAAGGGGCAGCCGAGCTACTGCCCGGCGCCCCGTTTACTTTTTTTCCTCTTCTGCCGCACCAAAACTACTGCCAAATACGCTTAAAACTTCCTCCATTGCTTCGGCTCTGTCGTCTAACCAGTCGGCTATATCGTCTATAGTATAAGTAAAAGGTTTTTTTTCTACTCTAGCTCCGTGCTTTAACCCGCACCAAACTAAAAAAATAGCGTCCTTTAACTTCATATTATCGCCTAAACTATCTAGGTTAGCCATCGTGTAACCGTTGGCTTCTGTAAATTCCATTAGGGCAGCAAAGCCAAACTTTACAGCTCTTTTTTCGCTTCCTATTTCTACGTATTTGACCATTTGCTTTAGTGTTTTGTGTTATTGTTATTAAACTACTGCGCTGTAAGTGATAGCACCTGTAAGCTCAAACGTAGCCGAGTAAGTTACGTTATCTTCCATTCCTGCGCTTACCTCTATAGAAGTAATATAAGCAGAAGCTGACCAAAAATGATCGCCCGATACTTCAGTAGAAAACTTAACTGTAATAGCTGCGCGGCCTGACCACGAAGACATTAAGTCATCAACACCGTAAGCGGCATCTTCTGCGTATAATGCAGATACTGATATAGTACCGCTTTTAGTTGCTTCTAGTAAATCTCTCGTTCCAGAGCT